AAAGTCGGACGTCCGACTTTTTGCGACGCCGGCGTTCTTTCTATGTGCTCTTAGCGGGAGCAACTAAGTTATTGATATTGATGGTGGGTGATGAAGGATTCGAACCTTCGACCCGCTGATTAAGAGTGCGCCGTTTTCTAGAGATATCAACGGCTCGTCCGACCTTCGAACCCGTCCCGTTGGGGTCCGGTTGGTGGCAAAGTCGGACGCGTTACAGCATCAAAGCTCGATCCCTTCTTTGAGCATCCAGGCGACCAGGTTGTCGACCGCCTCGTCGGCGAGCGGGCTGGTCACTGCAAGGTAGTGCTTGATGACGGAATAGACGTGGTCGACGGTGTGCCCGGAGATCGCCGCGACGCGCACGGCATCGTTGCCGGGGGCGGTGGCCAGGCGCGTGACGGCCGTGTCGCGCAGGTCCTGGAAGCGCAGCTTGTCAATGCCGGGCTGGAACCGCTCCTCGGCGCAGAGTTCGGGGTACCGCAGCGCCGTCTCGGCGCGGACGCGGCGGAACGCCTTGCGGAACGCGTCGGCGACGTACCTCTTGCCCGTTCGCTCGTCGACCACAAGCGCCTCTAGGGTCAAGATGTCCTGCGCCCGCCATCGCTCGCGAATCGCCGCGACGCGCGCCAGCAGCGGCGGCGTCATGGCGATGTCGACCAGCGCTGACGTCTTGTGCTGCGACAGGGCGATGCGCTTCGCATCGAAGATCCTCGGCGCCATGGCGAGCACGTCGCCCTGCCGCTGCGCCGAATGCAGCGCGAGGATCAACGCATCGGCGACCGAATGCATGCGCAGGCCTGGGTGGCTCTGATGCTCCATGCTGTCGGCGGTTTCGACAAACGCCTTTACCTTCGCCGGCGACCAGAACGCGACGCGGGCGTCGACAACCGCGATCTTGAGCTTGAAAGCGGGGTTGACGGCGATCCACTCGAGGTCCGTGCCGAAGGTGAGCATCGCCCGCACGACGGCGATGATGCCGTTGGCCATCGAATGGCCGCGTGCGTCGTATTGGACGCGCCAATAGCCTTTCAGATTGGCTCGTCCGAGGGCAGCGACCGGAACGTCGGCATAGGTGGCGGTGTTGTCTTCGTCATCGGGGTCAAACGGCGATGCGAGGAAGACCTCGAGCTTTTTGCGGTAGTCGTCGCGCGTGCTTTCGGCGAGGCGGCGAAACTCGGGCGTTTTGTACCAGAGATCGGCGAGCGCCCGGCAAGCGCGCGGGACCTTCTTAAGGGGTGGATTGTTGCTGCGCGTGCCGCTTCCGTCGCGCGCGCGCCATGCCGCTACCTCGTTATTGAGGGCGATCGCAGCGTTGATGGCATGGCCATAGTCGAGCCACTTGCCGTTGACGTCCTTGAGATCGCGGCCCTTCCATTTCCTTTTTCGCAGCAGCGGCCCCGGCTCCCAGCGGGGGCGGCCGTCTCTCCATTTGAAATAGGGTACTTTGAGTTTCATCCGGCCGGCCCTGGCAGCAGCGGCACCATCTTGCCTTCTTTGTAGGCCGACGCAATACGGGGGCGCACGTGATCAGCGACCGTCTGGCCGTCCGGCATGACCACGTGCGCCATAAAGGCGTCCTCGAAGCTTTCCACGCCTTCCTCGACCGACACCAGCTTGGCCTTGATGGCGAGCACCAGCGCCCGCCATTTGCGGCGGCACGCCTTCTCCCATCTTTTCTCGGCCTGGCTGTCGGATAGCCGCTTGAGGCCGCTGGACTGGTTGACGCGGCCGTGGGTGAAGGCTTTGTCGTCGCGCGCCGGCAGTGGCAGCTTGAAAAGGATACGCCGCTCGCGCATTTCGAATGCGACGGCGGCCTTGTCATGACTGTTGAAAAACGCCGTCGACGTGGCCCTGTAGGTGCGCAGCAGCCGCTCAAGCTCGGCGCGGCTGCTCTCGACCGAAACCTCGGTGTGCTCGGCAAATTTGGCCATGGTCATCCCGCCTGTCGATCGTTCGTCGCGTTTTGCTGTTCCAGCGCCGCCGCGAGCACGGCGCGCTGATGCTCGTTCTCCTCGAGGATATCGGCGACGTGCTCGAGGCAGCGGCGCTGGCTTTTAGCCGGCAATTTCTTGAGCAACTCGTGCACCTGGTAGGTGACGGCGAGCTCGGCCTCGCCATCGGTGATTGTTGGCTGCTCCCGACGTATGAAGCGCGGCAGCAGCCGGAACGTGACGTTGCCCATCTATTCCCCCAGCAAGAAAAGAACGACGCCGGCGGCGAAGGCCGCGGCCAGCACGAAGGCGGCGAAGATTGTCCACGGATCGATTGTGCCGAGATCGGTCATGGCGCCGCCGGCGTTATGACGGGCAGTGGCGCGCTCTTTGTTTCCGGCGTGTAGTGGCGCCAGGCGACGAAAAGCTCCTTGCATTCGGAGCAGCGGACGACGCCCGGCTTCGTGGATATGCCCGCGATCATCGTCAGCTGCAGGCAGTGCGGACAGATGCACGAATGCGCATCCGTTTTGAATGCGTGGAGCTCGTCGAGTGCCGCGTGCTCGGCGTCGGTGAGGGATCGCAGCGTCATCGTTCACCCGATGTCGCCACGGAATCCTTACTCGAGACGCAGCGGACGAAGTTGAGAAACGCGCGCCGCTGCGCCGGCGTCAGGTCGGCGGCCGCCCGCACCAGGTCGAAATCGGCGCGGGTTGTGATCTCGTCAATGATGCTGTCGACCCCGCTGCCTTCGCCCTGCGCGAGGCCTGCGAAGAATGCCGCGATCGGCACGCCGAGAACGCCGGCGATGTCATACAGGCGGCCGGCGCTGATGCGGTTGACGCCGTTCTCGTATTTTTGCACCTGCTGAAACGTGAGCTCGAGGTGCCCGGCTAATCCCTCTTGCGTCATGCCGGCACCGAGGCGCAACGCGCGCACGCGCTGCCCGATGTGAACGTCGACGTCGCGCGGCGAGCGAATGCTTTGGGCGGTCATAGCCATGTCGCTCACCCGATGTTGGCGCCGACGCGGCTCGTGCGCGGGGCTTTGTAGCCGCCGCGCTTCTGCCGCTTGGCGCGCTCGGGCGCGACCTTGGCCGCTTTCGAGCGCGCGGCGGCACGGTCGTCTTCGTACTTCTGGCACCAGGCCTTGGCGTCAGTGGTGCGCTCGAAGTCGTCGATGGCGACCGGCATCGCGTTGCCGATATGGTAGATGCGGCCCTGAAACTTGCGCTCGGCCTCGCGAAAAATCTTGTAGTGCAGATCATCCGTCGACGCGTGAGCGACGAGGGTGTTTGTCGCTGACGATCGCTTCTCCGTCCACTTAAGCATCATGTGTCGTTCCTTTTTCTGACGGTTGACTTCAAGGCTCGCGGCGCGCCGCTCAGTTCCCCTTCGCGTACCGGGTATCGAGGCCGTGCTTCCAGCGCGCGATCTCGGTCTCCTCATCGTCGGCCTTCGCATCGTGGCCGGCGTAGGCGGCGAACGCTGCGCGGTAGGCGGCAGCGGCGGCGCGAAGTTCTTTCGGCAAGCCGCGATCTTTCCAGGCGTAGAACTGGGCCGGGTCCCACGCGAGTTCGCCGCCGTCGTGCAGGGGCTTCGGCATCTTCTGCTCGCGCGCCAGGCGCGCGTGATTGTCGTAAAGCCAATCTTTGGAGCGGCCGAATTCGGCGGCCACCTGGTCGGCGGTGAGTGGTCGCATCTCAGCGCACCTCGTCGAATAGCTTCGGCGCGGTGCGCATCAGATGCTTATCGACGTCGGCACGGATCAGGGTGCAGCCTTCGTCGGCATCCCTGAGCGCGCGGCGCACGATCTCGAGGCGGCGCACCTCGCGCAGATACTCGTTGGCCTTCTCGTCGAGCCACTGCCGGGCGCCGACTAAGTCGGTGCGCAGTTGCGCGTCGACGATGTCTGTATCGAAGCCGGTGATGACAGCCTCGAAGCGATGGCCCTTGCCGGTGACGGGCTCGACGCGCCGCACTTCGAGCATGCACGTGCCGCGCGTCGCGAGTTGCAGCATCGCGTAGCGCGGATGGCTCGGCCGATAGTCGATAAAGACAATGCGGCCGGCGTCGTTGACGTCTGGGAGTAGCATGGGAGCCTCCGACAATTCGGAGGGCGTGCGGGGCCGGTCGTGACGGGAGGAAGCGCGGTGATGACCCGCTGGCACTTCTGAAATCGCAACCGGCCCCTGAGGAGTGAACGCCCTCACAACGGAGCCGGATGCTACACGAAAATTGCATGCGTGCAATTTCGAAATTGCGTTAGTCGAATTTCAACGCTCGTTGATCAATCCTTGCGCTCGCGAAAGAGCTTCGTCTGCACGCCCCAGATGGAAACCGAAGTATGGTCAACGAGCAAAGGCTTACGTCGCGCGGCTGGGTCCGCGGTCTCGGTCACGAGATAGGGCGGATCATAGATGCGGATAACTGTCTCGGCGCTGCCGGCACTGAGGTTATGGGCGACGACGATGTCGCGCGGCTCGCCTTCGCGCGGAAGTCTCGGGGTGACATCGCTGTCAACGAGGATCACGTCGTCAGGCAGGATGCCGACGAGCTCGAGCGCGCGCGTGCGCACAACCCAGAGCCCTTGCCGCGGGCCGAGTTCGACCTTCCACCATGCGGGGACATCAGTCGTAAACGAAACGAGCTCGGCCTCGGGAAAACCGGGCGCCGTGGCCGGCGCCTCGCCATAAATCGACGGACCAGGAATGCGGTAGACAGAAACGATCTTGTCGATTGAACGACGATCAAGGCTCCCCTTGCCATCCAGATTTCGCAGGATGGTTGACGGAGATAGGCCGGCCTTCGTGGCGAACGGGGTTGGCTTCAGTTTCGACGCTTCGATGGCGTCGTAGAGCCACTGGCGCACGACATCGTCGGCGTCTCCCGAACCCTTTGAATGCGACTGCTGCAAGTAGCACTCCGCGCCGGTGCCAAGCATGACTGTGTAAAAGCTCCATTGCCCAGCCGCATTATGTTTCGACGCAAGTTGACATTTGCCTTAGAGCTAGCTGTAACTACGACTCATGCAATTCCATGATCGCATTAACGCAATCGAAACCCGTGCTCAGAGGATCAACCTTAGCCTCTGGGAGCTGTGCCAGCTGACGAAGGGCGTCCAGTGGACGACCGTCTCGCGCTGGCGGAGCGACGACGCGAACCCGAAGGCTAAGAAGCTCGAGGAAGTCCTCGGCAAGCTCGAGACGATGCTCTCGACCCTCGAAAGCGAAATGATCCGGCGGCTGACCGAACGGCCGCCGGCGACCAACGCTCGCGCCGGAGCGTGACGAGTTGCACCAGCCTGCTCGCCGAGGGTCCCATCGCGGTTCCCTCGGCGAGAATACCGATCCGCCCTGCGTCCGTTTTCCTAGTTCGTCGCGTCTCTTGGCGTCCCCCGAGATCATCATCGGAGACGATGCGCGATGCGCTATCTGCATGCCGACTATGTGCGCCGCCGAGCAACCAGCGCCGCGCACGGCCTCATGGCTTCCCTCGTTCTTACTCGTGCGACGCGTGCCGTCGACGGCCGAGTGCCGCCGCAGCAGCGGCGCCGCACGGCTTATTACCTCACCGTCGTCGAAGGGCGCGTGCCGGTTGCCTCGCTGGCCGGCGCGCTCGGCCTGTCGCGCTCCAAGCTTAGGCGCGCAATCGGCTCGATCGAGGACCTGCGCGACGACGCCTCGTTCGATCGCCTCATGGATCAACTCGCTTCGGAGTTTGCCACATGCTGAAACGTCTCTGGCGCCTGGCGCTCGAGCGCCCTGCCTTCTTCGGCCTCTGCCTCGTCGCGGCCGGCGAAGCAATCATGAACGCTGCGTTCGGCTACCTATCGGCGACGCATTGGTTCTACGCCAGCTTGCTGGCGATGATTTACGCCGGCAGCGAGATGGCGAAGTGGTTCGCCGCCGATGCCATCGGCGCCGCGGCACACGAGCGGAGCGGCCTCAAGGTTGGCGCTGCCGTGCTGCTGCTCTGCTGCACGCTCTCGATTTCGATCCCGGCACACATCGGTTTCATTGGGATGATGCGCGACGGCTCGATCGCCTCGCGGGACAACGACGCCACGAAGCGCGGCAATGCAAAGCAGAACATCGAAGACGCCCGCACAGAGCTGAAGGCGATGCCGCCGACGCGTTCGGCGAAGGAGATCACGCCGGAGCGCGATTTGGAATGCGCGAAGCGATCGGCCCGCTATCCCGACGGCAAAGGGCCGGCGTGCACCAAGCTCGAGGCCGAGCTCGGCCGCGCCGATCGCAAAGTCGAGTTGCTCGCGATCATCGGCGGATCGGAGCGCACGCTCGAAGATAACAAAGTTGCCGTCGTCGACGCCCGCGTAACGGTCATGAAGTGGGTGTGGCCAGAGGCGCAGGATCAGGACCTGCAGCTGATGCTCTCGGTCGCGATCGCGCTGTGCATCGAAGCCGTCACCGCCTTCGGCTTCCTTGTGTTCGGCTATCGCCGCGACGAGGTCCTCTCGATCGAGCGCCTGGTTGCCGATGGCGCGGCGACGCTGCCGGCGACGGATCACATCGTGCCGTTCCGCAACCAGGCGCTCGAGGTCGTGCCAGGCGGGCGCATGAGCGCCGACCAGCTGTGCGCGGCGTATGAGCGTTGGGCAATGGGCGGCGGCCGTGAGCCGATGCAGCGCGCGGCGTTTCTGCGCCTGCTCGAGGCGTGCGGCGTCAGGCGTGTCGGCGACACGTTTCTGGGCATTCGGAGCCGCGCAGCATGAACGCGCACGATCCTGTCAACACGCCGTTGCATTACCGGGGGGGCATGGGCCTCGAGGTGATTGACGTGATCGAGGCCTGGGGGCTCGGCTTCCACCTCGGCAACGCCGTGAAGTACATCCTGCGCGCCGGCGCCAAGGGCGACCGCAACGAGGACCTGCGCAAGGCCTGCCGCTATCTCTCGCGCGCCGCCGAGGTCACGGATATCGCCGTGTTCCCGTCGACGTTCGTCGACAACACCGGCGCGCTGACGCCTGAGAAAGTCGGCGCCTCGTTCAATCTCGGTTGGAATGCGCATTACGCGCTCAATCGCATTCACCGCTCCATCCGCGTCGCCGACCACGCCACGGCGCAGCGCTACCTGCGCGAAAGTAAGCGTGCGCTCGAACTCGAGATCGGCGATCGCGTCGCCGATTGGGTGCCTGCGTAATGCGACCACGTTTCAGCATGGAAGGACGAGACATGAGCCTAAAGGAAACCGAAGCCGAGTGCGCAGCTGTCGCGGTGGCGCCGCGCGTTTCGTTGTCCGACATCGAAGCGGCGATCTCTGCCCGCTACGACTTGAACGCATCCGAAGCGATCGCCGCACTGGATATGCCGGCGATCGAGCCGTTGGAGCTTCTCTCCGTCTGCATCCTCGTGCTGCAGAACGGGTTCACCATCATCGGCAAGAGCGCGCCAGCATCGGCTGAGAACTTCAACGCCGAGCTCGGTCGCAAGCTCGCCTATGAGGACGCCATCCGGCAGTGCTGGCCACTGATGGGCTTCGCGCTACGCGATCGTCTGTCTCGAGGAGAAATTTCGCACTAGCCAAGCGGGCTCTGGGCCGGCGTAGCGCCCGGCTCTGTGCGAACGGCAAACGCCGACCTTAGGCGTGACGGCCGGGAGAGACCGGCACGGTTCAACAGCTGAGGAAAAGCACGATGCGACAGATGGAAAGCCAGATCCCCGACGACAACGATCCGAACTTCGGCGGCGTCGATAGCTACGCCGGCGTGCCCTCGAGCCAGGCACCGCCGTCGACGGCGCCGCGGCTCGCTACGGTGCGCGCAAAGTTCGCCCTGTCGAGCGTCGCTGATCACGGCGACACGAAGATCGTCAACTTGCACGCAGCTACCGGCCCCGGCAACGAGGAGTGGTCGAAGTACACGCCGTCGGGAACGATCCAGCTGCACATCACCAATCCCGACGCCTCCGCCCACTTCGTGCCCGGCGTCGAATACTTCGTCGATTTCACGAAGGCATAAATGCGCGATCGCCGCGAGATCGAGAACGTCAAGGCTCTGCTGCAAGGTCGTATTCACGACCTTGTGGCTGAGCTCGTGCCCGACGGCAAGCTGTTGCACGGCTACTGGATGGGCACGAACCCGGCGCGCACGGATGCGCGGCCGGGCTCGTTTTGGATCATCGTCAGCCGCCCCGGCAAAACACCGGGCGCCTGGCGCGACGAGGCGGTGAACAATCTCAAGGGCGACGTCATCGGACTGATCGCGATGATCCGCTGCGGAGGCCAAAACGGCCCTGCGATCCAGTGGGCGAAGAAGTGGCTAAATTTCGAAACGCTGCCATCGGCGCAGGTTGAAAAGGCGCGCCTCGATAGCCAGGCGCGCAGGAAAAAGGCCGAGGAGTTCGCTGCGCGGCAGCTGGAAGACGATCAGAAGCGCGCTTTCGCCATCTACCTCGACAGCAAGTACGAGGATCGCGAGCGCAAGCGCCCGCGCGACCTGATGCGCACCCTCGCCGGCGCCTACCTGCGCCATCGTCGTTGCGATCTTTCCCTGTTGCCGCGCATCCCCGGCGCGATCGGGTTTCTGCCGCACGTCAAGCACATCGCTAGCATCAAGGTGCTTGAGAATGGCGAGCCAAACTATCCTTACAAGGTCGAGCGCCGCACCGAGCGGCGACCGGACGGTCGAGAGACCGTCGTCGAGACGGTCGTCTCCTACTGGCCGGCGATGGTGATCGGCATGGGCGACGACGATGGGCACATTAAGTGCGTGCACCGCACGTTCCTAGCGCGCGACGGCATAGGCGCCGAACATCCGCAAACCAACGGCAAGGCGCCGATCGAGCCTGCGCGCAAGATGTGGCCGAGCAGTGCGGGCCTCGTCGGGCGTCTGTGGCGCGGCGAGACAGACATGACGCCGGCCGAGGCGGCGAAGCATGGGCTTCTCGACACGCTGGTGATCGGCGAAGGCGCTGAAACATGCCTGCCGGCCGCACTGGCACGGCCGGAATTTCGCGTGTGGATGGCGGGCTCCCTGCCCAACCTGCGCAATATCAAGCTGCCGGCGTGCTGCGAGCGGGTGATCGTGCTGGCCGACAACGATTGGGGAAAGCCGGAAGCTCAGGCGAGCCTCAACGCGGGCCTTGATGCACTTGCGCGACAAGGGCGCCGACGCATCGACGTCGCGCGATCGCCGATCGGTAAGGACTTCAACGATCTTATTCGCGGGGCGGCATGACGGCACCGGAGACGGCATTGCTGATCGTCGGCCTGGTGCTGCTGTCCGGCTTGGCAACCGCCGTGCTGGTCAACATTGCGCTGTCCGTGACGGCATCGATCGAACGGCGCAAACAACGGGGGAAGGCATGCTGAAGGGCAATAACGAGCTCGTCTTAAACACGGCGACGATGATCGAAATCGTCCAGTACTACCTCAATAACAAGCTGCTCAACAAAGACGAGCACGCGCCGAAGGTGACGAACTTTGCAATGAGCCGCGGCAACAGCCTCGATAACACGTTCGTCGTCTCACTGGCCGACGGCGAGGGTAGCAAGTGAGAAAGCTTCGCGCATGGCTCGATGAGGCAACGTTGCCGATCTCGCGCGGGCAGCAAATCTATGCCGCCCTCTGCATTTTTGTCGCCAACTTTTTTGTCGTCTGGTGGTTGCTGGGGTGGCTACTGCCATGAGCAAACGCAACGGCAACGGTCACGCGAACGGCAAGAGCGCGGAGCCGGCCCCTACCCCGCCGCTTTCCGAGGACGAGGCGCTGGCGATCGCCAACGGCGCGGCGATCTCCGCCTATGACTTCATCGTCTCGCGGCGCGCATCCGATGACGACGCGCTGCCGGCTGGTCGCTTCTGGTACGCCGGCGGCGTCGTCGACGACGGCGATCGCGCCCCCGAGCACCTGGTCGCGCTGAAGGCCTTTCTGCTCGATCATCCCGGCGTAGCGCCGGCGGCGGCTTACCTGTTCATGACGCGCGAGGTGCGCCGGCAACGGCCGTTGCCGTGGCACGAGCTCCCGCTGCCGATGCGCCAGGCCTTCGCAGTGTTCGCTTCGGTTCTGGCGCCGCTAGTCACCGAAGCCCGGCGCGAGGCAAAGCTCGCCGTCGACCTCGAGGCGCCGGCGTATGCCCCGCCGCCCGATCGCGGCGTGTTTAAGCGCATCGGCAAGCGCGGCTCCAACAAGGCGCTGCGCGTGCACATGATGCATGGTCAGAAAGGACACGTGGCACGGTGACCAATCGACCGAACCTCAAGGGTGTTTCCGACGCGCTCGACGCGGCCGAGGCCTATGTACCAGACGGCGCGCCGGCGCCGGCGGCCGAACCGAAGCCTGTCTGCAGAACGGTGCTCGATCCCGAGCCCGGCGAGGACAACGCGCAGGGCGAAGGCGCCGGCAAGTGGCTGCCGAACCATCTTGGCTTGCCGAACGACTGCCCGGTTACGCCGCTCGGCCACAACGGCGACACGTATTACTTTCTCGACACGGCTGGCCAGCTGCGTGTGCTCAAGGCGAAAGACTTCTCGAAGCTGATGCTGACGAGCCTGTTCCAGGGCCGCTATCACTACCTTTATTGGGCATGGCCGCGCTTCACGAAGGAAGGCAAATGCGCCAGCTTCCACGCTGACGAGGCCGCCGCCGCTTTGATGGCCGCATGCGATGCTGTCGGCTCCTGGTCGCCGCTCGAGCGCGTGCGCGGGCGCGGTGCGTGGCTCGGCGCCAAGGGTGATCTGATCCTCCACACCGGCGGCTCGCTATGGATTTACGGCCGCGAGCGGCCGACCGGCGTGCTTGGTCGCCACGTCTACGCGCGCCAGCCGGATTCGCTCGAGCCGTGGCCGACGCGCATCGACGATCTCAATCCGGCCGTGCTGCTGCTGCCGATGCTGCGCCGCTGGAATTGGGCCCGGCCCGAGCTCGATCCCGTGCTGATGTGCGGCTGGATCGCGGCTGCGATGGTCGGCGGTGCGCTCAAGTGGCGGCCCATCGTCTGGCTGACCGGCGATCGCGGCACCGGCAAGTCGACGCTGCAGGACATCGTTAAGGGCCTGTTCGGCGATGGCATCCTGTCGACGTCGGACACGACGGCGGCCGGCATCTACCAGTTCGTCGGGCGCGACAGCTTGCCCGTAGCGATCGACGAGGCCGAGGCCGAGGACGATAACCGGCGCGTCAAAAGCCTGATCAAGCTGGCGCGTGCTGCTGCATCGGGCTCGGGCGGCAACCGCGGCTCCGACAGCGGCGTGGCGAGCAGCTTCGCGATCCGCTCTGCGTTCCTCATGAGCTCGATCAACATCCCACCTCTGCAGACGTCAGACCGATCCCGCATGGCGCTGTTGCGACTTCGCGAGATCGACCCGTCGCTGCCGCCGCCGACGCTCGTATCAGAGGCCGAGCTCAAGATCGTCGGCCGCGAAGTCGCCGAGCAAGGCGAGCTATCCGAGGAGGACCTGGCGCGCCTTGGCCAGATGATCCTGCGCCGCATGATGGACACGTTCGGGCAGCTGCAGGTGACCTTCGACGCCTACCGCGCGGAGTTGCGCGCCGCTGGCCACGACCAGCGCGGGCAGGACACGTTCGGCATGCTGCTCGCGTGCGCGAACCTGCTCATCGGCGAGAGTTTCGAAGATCTCAAGGTGCCGATGGGCGAGGACCTCACCATCTGGCGCGAGCGCCTCAAGGTGACGGAGATGGCCGAGTTCGAGGACGACAAGCGCAACTGGCGCGCATGTCTCTCGCGCCTGCTGACGACGCCCGTCGACGCCTGGCGCGGCGGCATGAAACTCACGATCGGCCGGGTTGTAGAGGATTTCTACAACAAGACCGATCCCGCGATTACGCTCAAGGACACGCGCGACAAGCTCGAGCAGGGCGGCGTCACGCTGATCAAGCCGGACGATCTCGGCGGCCCGCATTGGCTCGTGGTCCCGCATTTCAATCCGGCGCTGCAGAAGCTTTTCCAGGGCACTGTGTGGGCCGGTGACGGCCAGTCGGGAGGCTGGTCGCAGGCGCTTCGACAAGGGCCCGAGGGAACGCTCTGGACGGCCCGCCAGGCGAGGGTCTCGGGCGACAAGGGCCGATGTGTCTGCATCAGCCTGGATGCGCTCTACGGGCCTGGCGGGATTATGGCTGACGACGCCGGCAGCAAGCTCTCATGAAACAACTCGTGCTGCGCGACTAGCGCAGCGCTCCGCATCACTTCGCTTCACACCCCGACCCTCAAGTACTGCGTAATCGCCCCGAGTAATCCCGAGTATCCCGAACCCCCACCCCGCAAGGCGGGGAATTTCTCGTGGCTGTGGGTTTGGGGGGATTTCTTCTCGTTCCGGTTGCGTAGTGGAACATGCCGTTCCGGGTGCCGTTCCGCTTTGCGTTCCAGTCCATTGCGTTGTTTTTGTTGGCGTTTCTCCAAAGTGGAACGGTGGAACACCGGAACGCTGCGGCCTCATGTGTGCGTGTACGCGTGCGGGCGCGCGAATGTTCCAGTGTTCCAGTGTTCCACATTGGGGAGTGTGTAAGGGAAACAAGTACTTAGGCTGGAACGCTCATTGGAACGTCAGCCAACGGAGCGTTCCATTCCGCGGCGGGGCAATAAAATACCGGGATTTATGGGGTCATGACGGAACGGAACGCGGAATTGGCGCTCGGCGGGGCGCCGGCGGAGGGCGCGGCGGCGCCGCGGGGGCCGGGACGGCCGAAGGGCGCGAAGAACAAGCGCGGGCGCGACTGGCAGGCCTACGCCAACAGCCTCGGCGTCCATCCGCTGATGCTGATGCTCGGCGACGTCAACAAGACCGATCGCCAGCTGGCCGAGGAGCTCGAGCTCGTCCAGCGCGACGATAAGGACCGCGTCAAGCTGGGTGCCGATGGCAAGCCGCTGCTGCTGCCTACAGCGCTGCGCCAGGCGCGTGCGCTTCGGTACGACGCGGCGGCACAGGCGCTGCCGTACATCGAGCAGAAGCTGCCGGCGCTGGACGAGAACGAGGACGGCGGACGCAAGCAAATCCTGATGATCGTCGGCAACGTATCGCCTGACCAGGCGGCTGCGATCGAGCAGCGCGGCTTGCACTTCGCGCTCAAGCAAAATCAACAGGTTAGCGAGGCGGAAGTCGTGAAGTCGGACGCGCAACAGTCGGACGATGCGCCTAACCAGCTGACATTCAACGAGGATCGCTAGCATGGCCCATGATCTGAAATCAGTGGCCGGTCAGGCCGCGCCCGCCGCGACCCCCCCGCCGGCCTTCGCGCGCGCCGGCCGCCAGGCCCCCCCGCCCCCCGGAAATCGCGCGCCTCGAAATTCTTGCGGGGGGGCGTCTCACACACTGAGCCTTCTCCGAGGTACCCCGGCCGAAACTGAGGGCCGCGCGAAACTGATGGCCATGGATGGGGTCGGGGGAAGCTGGCGCAACGATATCAAGATGCCGAGGCGCTTGTGCCCAGTGTGCGGCGTCCGCGGCTTCGTTCGGGCCGCGGGCGGCGACCTCGCCGATTGCGCTGATTGCGAAGGGTCGGGGGTAGCGCGATGAGCTTCTCTCCGACCGACGAGCTCGTCGACGAGGGCCGGTTCTTCGTCCCGACCGAATACGACGAGGTCGACCACGTCGCCGCGCTGATCGAGCTGCAGCGCTTCAACTTCCCCGGTCCCGTCTCCGAGGCGTTCTTTCACGACAACAGTTTCGTCAGCTTCATCCAGGGGCCCTACGGTTCGGCAAAGACGACGACGTGTTTCTTCAAGTTGCTGGCCCGCGCGATGCGCATGCCGATCTGCAAAGACGGCAAACGGCACTACCGCGCGCTCGTGCTGCGCGACACCTACCGGCGCATGGAACGCACCGCGATCCGCTCGTGGCACAAGTGGTTCCCGCCATCCGCCGGCGAGTGGGCGGGCGGCCAGGACCGGCCGTCTAAACACAAGCTCGAGATCGTCGATCTCAACGGCGTCGTGCTCGTGTTCGAAATCGAGTTCGCCGCCGTCGGCGATCTCGACGTCGAAGACTTCATGGGCGGCTACGAAGTCACCGATATCTTCCTCAACGAGGTGAACCTGCAAAAGCAGGAAGTTCTCACCTACGGCTCCGGCCGCTGCGGTCGCTTCCCTTCGATCAAAGATTTGCCGGAGAACATGCCGCTGCGGGGCACCGCGAAGGTCGACGGCGAGGAAATCTCGCTGGCTGGCTACACGATCACCAGGCTGCCGCCGGGCCTGAAGTACAAGGACCTGCCACCCGGCGCTGTGTTCGACTACGGCATCATCGGCGATCTCAACGCGCCGGAATACGGCAGCTGGCTGCTGAACATGAAGTTCGGCGTGCTCGACCCGGCCGTGGCGGCGCTCGGAAAGACGACGTTCTTCCGTCAGCCGGGCGGCCGCGAGATCGGCGCCGAGAACACACAACATCTGCCGCCTGCGTATTACGAACGCCTCGCCGCCGCCAACGCGCATCAGGCCTGGTGGGTCGCGCGCATGATCGACAACAAGCCAGGATTTTCGCGACACGGAAAGCCGGTTTACGACGAGTACAACGAGGAGCTCCACTGTCCCGAACTCCCGATTCCGATCATGCCGAATGTGCCGCTCGAGTTCGGTTTCGACGGTGGCACGTCTGGCCTGCATCCCGCGGCCGTCGTCGGACAGCGCACCTCGCTCGGACAGATGCGCATCATCAAAGAATTCTATCTCGGACGCTGTGGCCCGACGCGCTTCGCCGAGGCGATCGCCACGTGGTTGGATAGCAACGAGGCGAAGGGCGTACCGATCGCAAAGGAACACTTCGTCGATCCGACGGCGTTCGACGGCGTCGACGAAAAATCGGGCGAGCTCGGCTTTATCGACATCGTCCAGAACATCACCGGATTGCACCTGGTGCCGGCGCCATCGAACGAGCCGGCCATCCGTCAGGACGCTGTGCGCCAGGAGCTCGTCTATCTGATCGACGGCAAGCACCCCGCGCTCGTCATCTGCAAGACCTGCATTTGGCTGCACAAGGGCATGGCGTCCGACTATCGCTATTCGAAGATCAGGCGCGAAACCGGCGACGAGCACGCCGAAGCTCCGATGAAGAACGAGGCCTCGCACCCTCAAGACGGGCTGCAGTACCTCATGCTCGGCACGCGTGGAATACAGGCCGTCGTGCGGCGCAAGCACGGGGCCCGCGGCCGTGGTGGCGAGATGCCCTCGAGCGTCACCGTCGACACCGGCCACGGGGATATGTTCGGATGATCATTCGGCGCTCGCGCTTCTCCGATATCGCTGCCCTATACGCCGGCCTGGGCATCGCGACGCCCCGCGCCAGCGAGTATCAGGCGCTCGCTTGCAACCTCGCGCTTGGCCCCGCCTGGACGTTCCGCGCCACGTCGGAGGGTCCCATCGCGGCGCTCGCCGGTATCGTCTGGGAGCTCGATGCCGGCGTGATCTGGTTTCGATCGGGCGCCGGCGCCGAGATGATCATGCCCCGCCTGGTCCGCGCGTTCCGGGGCATGATCGCGGCCGTCGCTCGTGGCGCCGAGGTGCCGATCGTCACCTGGGAGCAAGAGCTTAATCCGGTCGGTCAGCGCATAGCGACCGCGCTCGGCTTCGAGGACAGAGGCCAGCGTCTCGGCCACGTGCAGGTCTGGGAATGGAGGGCGGACGATGGAAAAGGCCGTGAAGGCGGTACTCGGTGGGCTGGGCACGCTGCTCGGCGGCAGTGACGACAAGCTGCAGGAGGCGCAGCTGGGTCTGATCCGCGATCAGCAAGCAGCGATCCGCGGCCAGCAGGATGCGTTATCGCGGGAGCAAGCGAAACAGGATCAGATCGTCGCCGCGCGTGAAGCCGAAAGCGCAGCTGCCGCCGAAGAGGAGCGACGCATTCGGCGCAAGGGCGGACGCGCCGGCCAGCTGACGTTCGTCGACAGTGGCGCAACGGGCGTTACCGGCGGCCTATCGACGGCACTCGGCGGAGGCCAGCGTTGAGGCGCCTCAAAACCAAGAAGGGCGACGAGCTCAAGGCGGTTCGCAAGCGCGCCGCGAAAGCTTGGCAGACGCGCCGCCGCTACGACACGTTGCTCGATGAGGTCTACCAGTATGTGATGCCCTATCGAACCTCGGGCATCCACAAATCCGGCGAGGGTCAGAAGCTCACCAATAAGCTGTTCGATGCGACGGGGCCGGAGGCGGCCGCCAAATTCACCGGCCGCATGCAGCAAGAGGTGACGCCGCCGTTTCAGGATTTCTTTTCGCTCGGACCTGGTCCGCTGCTCAACCGCACGAAAAAGAAAAAGCAACTCGCCGAGGACCTGGCCGAAGTCTCGACGCAAGCCAACTCGGCGCTGTCGACGTCGAACTTCTCGACCGCCTCGTCGGAGATGTATTCGGATTTCTTCGCCGGCACCGGCGCCATGCTCATGCTCGCCGGCGACGCGCGCCAGCCCATCCGCAACGTCTCGGTGCCGATCGGCGAGCTCGCCCTCGAGCTTGGCCCGTTCGGTGATATCTGGGGCCGGCATTGGGAGAAATCTTACGACGCCTGGATGATCCCGGAGATGTGGCCCAAGGGCAAATTCTCCGAGGAGCTCCTGCAGCAGATCAAGCACGAGCAGGACAAGCCCATCGAGATCATGCAGTCGACGATGTGGAATTCGAAGACGCTGATGCACGAGCTCACCGTCTATCGAAAGGCATCGGCGGCGAAAGGCAAGAGCGGCAATGACGAGGAGCCTTCGATATGGGACGAGGGTTTCCTCGCGAGCCCCTGGATCACGCCGCGGTTCTGGTCTGTACCTGGCGAGGCCCTCGGCCGCGGTCCCGGCCTTCTCATGCTGCCGTTCGTCAAGACACTGAACAAGGCGCGCGAGCTCGAGCTACAGGCGGCCGCGTTGGCTCTGTTCGGCATCTGGACGGCGGTCGACGACAACGTTTTCAATACACAGACGGCGCGCTTCAAGCCCGGCACGTTCTGGAAAGTCGGCTCCAACGGTGGCGGACGTGGTCCCTCGCTGCAAAAGCTAGATGTACCCGGTCGCTTCGACCTCTCCCGCGTGGCCGTACAAGAGGAGCGCGACCAGGTAAACCGCATCGGCTTCAATCGCCAGCTGCCGCCGGATACGGGCGCGGTACGCTCGCCGACGGAGATCATGGCGCGCATCCGCGATCTCGACGTCGACCTCGGCGGCGTCTACGGCCGCGTCGCGCTCGAGATCGTGCACCCGGTCGCGCAGCGTGCGGTCGACATCCTGGCGACGCTGAAGATCCTCGAAACCAACATCGACATCAATCAGCTGACGGTCGGCCTCACGGTGCTGTCGCCGATCGCCAATTCGCAGAAGGCGGCGCAGGCGAAGAAAACCGTCGACTACATGCAGATCGTTTCGGCGCTGCTAGGGCCGGAGACGCTCGCGCTCACCATGCGCCTCGAGGACGCCGTGCCCGATCTTGGTCGCGATATCGGCGTCGCCGAGAAGCATATGCGCGGCACCGATACCGACAAGGCCGCATTCCAGCAAGCCATCATCGAGCGCTGCGCGGCGATCATGGCCGAGCAGCAAATGGCGCAGATGGGGCACAACGGTGGACCTCCGATGGATGAGCCGTCACCGTCCGGCATGGCATTGCAATGAGCGATGAAGTCGAAGAACCGCGCGCCGGCGATCTCGTCGGCGAAGGCTGGGCCGGGCTCGATGCACTCGACAAGAAATTCGCCAACGCGCCAAAGCTCGAGCCGTCCGAATTCGAACGTCTCGCCGGCGTCGCGCAATCGCTGTTCTCGTCCGACCAGGGGCGCCAGGTCCTCGAGTGGATGATCTCGAGCACCCTGCGACGGGCCTCGGTTCCCGACATCGGCGCCGAGCTCATGCTGATGAAGCCGGAGGACCTCGCCTCTTACGTGATGTGGAACGAGGCGCAAAAGGCATTTGTGTTGCGTCTGATCGGCCTGATGGAGGCCGGCAAGCGAACGAAGAAACCGAGGAGAACTAAGCGATGAGAAGCCGTGCCTTTTTGGCGTTCCTGATGTCGACTGCATTCCTCTACGCTCCCGAAGGCGAGGGCGGAGACGGCGGCGGCGGCGGCGGTGGTGGTGGTGAAGGCGGCAATCCGTTCGGCACGCCAAAGGCCGTCGGCGACGGCGGCAAGCCCGGCGAGGGTAAGCCCGGCGAAGGCGGCAAGCCCGGCGAGCCCGGCAGCGGCGCGCAGCCGTACTTCCCGCAGAATTTCCCCGATCACCTCCGCGGCGCCAATGACCGAGAGACCATCGACAAGGTGTTCGGCGCGTTCTCTGGCATGCGCGAGGACATGAGCAAGCGCGGCACGGTTCCGAAGGAAGCGAAGGACTACAATCTGACGCTGTCCGAGAATGCCGCCAAGGTGCTCGGTCAGGACCTTTCGAAGGATCGGTCGTCGCAGATTTTCCGCAACCTCGCGCACAAGCACGGGCTGACCGACAAGCAGGCCTCCGGCATGTTTTCCGAGTTCAATGATGAGCTGCTGTCCGCCGGTGTGATCAAGGTCATCGACCCGCTCAAGGAATCGAAGCTGATCGCCGGCGACGCTGCCGTCGGTCGGTCGGATGACGAGGTCAAGGAATTGGCGGCGACGCGTTGGCAGACGACCATCGACCAGGTCGACGCGCTGGTGAACAGCAAGACGGTCTCGAAGGAAGGCGGCGCCGAGCTCAAGAAAATCGCCGAGACCGGCCACGGGCTGCTCGCGCTCGAGGCGTTGATCAAGGCCACTGGCGAGCACGGGCTGCAGACTGGCGGCGACACGCCGGCGGCCGGCATCACAAAGGCTGATCTCGATAAACGCATCAACGATCCGCGCGCCGATCCGCGGTCGCCGAAGTTCGATCAGGCGTTCTACGACGAGACCGACCGGCTCGGTCGCGCATTCTACAGCAAGGACAAGGCTGCCTAGCCGCGAGGGTCCCATCGCGGCGGCGCGGGTTAGCTTCTCGATTAACCGAAAAGCAGGACCCGCGCCGGCGAGTGGCACCCGGCCTCACCTCGAGGCGACAGGCCCGTTCCTCCGGCCGGCAATCGGCCAACGGTGACATCAGCGCCGAATGAGGACGGGAACAAATGTCACTTCAAGTCGAGAATTGGTACAAAGAACGGTACCTCTCCAAGGTCACCTACAAATACAAGAACGGCGGCTTTCTTCTCAAGCCGACCGTGACGCCGCCTGCGGAAATGGACGGCAAGAAGCTCTATTTCCCCGTCTCGCTGCCTGGTCAGGCGACGAAGACGAAGCGCGGCGACAAGGTCAAGCGCATGAACTCCGGCAAGGAGATGAAGGAGGTCACGGCGGAAATCTGGGAAGCCGCCGAGATGGTCTACAAGTTCGACATCAACAAGACCTCCGCGACCGAGATGGAGACCAACACCAAGAACGCCTCGGACGCGCTCGGCCAGGCGCACGACGGCATCATCATGGGTGTGGTGCACGCCGGCGCCGGCAACTACGGAACGATCGTCGGCGCAAACAACGCTGCTTGGGACCTCGCTAAGGCCCTGACGGCGGAGACGGCATTGCGTCAGCGCTGTCAGAACCCGCGCGAAATGGCCTACTGCACGCTGCCCCTGCGCGCGTTCCAGCAGATGATGACGTTCGATCAGTTCAACAACAGCCAGTACACCGGCGATTACCCGCTCGCGCAGGGAATCATGGCCAAGACCTGGGGCCGCACGCACTACATCCAGGGTTACGACGAGATGTTCAAGTCGACCGGCGGAACGGGTTTGAGCTTCTACTATTGGTTCCCGCAGGCCATCGGCTCCGGCGATACCGGCGGCATCAAAACCGACATCAATTACATTCCCGATGAGCGCGGCTGGCTCCACGACAACACGATGGAAGCCGGCGCGTCGGTGCTGCTGCCGGAAGCCATCCAGGAGTGCAAGTTCGACAACGCGAGCGCCATCGCCTTCGCATAGTCACGTCTCGCCGGCGGGCCTGCGTACCGGCCCGCTATTCCCTGATACCAGTCCGAGGATCGGATCATGACTATCACTGTCAACAGCGCGCATCTGGTCGCGCAAGGTGGCACGACCGGCGCCGGCGGCGACAAGACCGCCCGGCTCTGGATACTCGCTGCCACCGAGAACGCTGCCGCTATCGAAACGGCCGGTGCGCTCAACGCGTTCGCCGGCCACATGCAGAGGGGCGACATGATCATGGCGTCCATGGTGCGCGGCGGCACGCCCGTCGGTAAGTGCTACATCGTCACCGCCGCGGACGCGACGTCGATTACGATCGCTCCGTTCGTCGACAACACCTGATGACGACACGCATCGAGCTCATAAACCGCTCGTTGCAGCGCATCGGCGCATCGGCGCTCCAGTCTGAGAGTGCGCCGAACGCCGAGCGTCTCATTCGCATGTACGAGGACAACCTCGAGGAGCTCCTCGGATATAAGCGCTGGCGCTGGTCTTTCGAAACGGTGCAGCTGAGCCGTGATGCCGAAGGCGAAAAGCACCCCTTCTGGAATTACCGCTACAAGCTTCCGGCCGCGCGCCTCGGCGCTCCTGTCGCCGTCTTCGACCGCAAGCGCTCCGACCAATCTAACCGGCCAGGAGGCGAGCCGTTCACCGACTATGAGCTTCACGGCGAGCACCTGGTCACGGATGCCGAGTTGATTTTTGCGCGCGTCCAGAAGAAGCCGCCGATGCACTTCTGGCCGCCGCTGTTCACCGCCTGCCAGCGGCTCCTCGTTTCAGCGGACGCCGCGGCGATGCTGCATGAGGACGACAAGAAGCGCCTGCAGCTGCGCCGCGAGGCCTTGGGCGATGAGCGCGTGCCGGGTGATTTTGGCCTCATTGGCAAGGCGGCCGCCGCGGACGCTCAGAACCAGCCGTCCGAGACCATCATGGATGAGGATGGACCGCTGATCGACGTGAGGTACTGATGCGCGTCGCGACACCTCGCATCAACTGGTCGAAAGGCGTGATGACGACAGAGGCGGCCTACCGCTTCGATCTCGAGCCTTACTATCAGTGCGCGCTCGATGCCCAGAATGCCGTGCCGTTGCCGCTGGGTGGTTTCGCGCAGCGCGGCGGTATGCGCACGCGGGCGCGCCTGCGGCGCATGCTGCGCGTGCTGCCGTTGACGTCGGGCATGGTGACGGCGCCGAACGGCGGGACGCCGGCTAACCTCGTCGACCAGACATCGGCGACGGAGCTCCGCACGACATCGAATGCCAACAGCGCGTCGCCTTTTGTCGTGGCCTCGATTGATCTCGGCGCGTCGACGTCGATTGCCCTCGTCGATGCCCGCGGCTTTCTCTGTCAGACCGGCCAAGCCGGCGGTGCCTTCGCCTGCCAGACCAGCGTCGACGGGGCCGCCTGGAGTGCCTTTGGCAGTCCCGTTGCCATCCGCTCGGATGCCGCCCGCACGCGGCGGTTTTCCGCCGGCGCCGGCGTGGTGCGCCAGGCGCGCTATGTTCGGTTTGTCGTGCTCAACGCGCCGGCGATCGGGACCATCGGCATCAAAGATGCGCGGATCCTCGTCGAGACGTCCCGGCGCTCGCCGATGCGGCGTTTCAGTTTCACGTTCGGAGCGCGCGAAAGCTACAAGCTGATCGCCACCGACCGCAATATCGACGTTTTTCGCGCGGGGCAGTGGGTCGCGGCGGTGCCGATCCCGCACCGTGGCGACCAGCTCGAGATCGTGACGCGCACGCAGCGCGACGACTTGATGATCCTCTGGCATCCCGAAGTACAGCCGCACACCCTATTCCGGCAGGGTGCGCATAGCGAATGGGATAGCTACTCGCAAACCTTCCAGAACGTGCCCGACCTTCCGGCCGGCACGTCGTTCGGCTCTGCGCAGGACGAAATCCAAGAAATCCGCCTCGAGGGCGTCGCGGACGGCGATATGCTGCAGGTCCTTGCAGAGGACGGCTACACCACGCTCGTCGCAAAAAGCCAGGTCGCCGCCACCGTTGCCGCCAATCTCAAGGCCGCGATAGAGGCCTTACCCAACGTCGACAACGGCATCGCCGTCTCCGTGACGGAAGCGACAGCCACCCGCCTCGTGTTCCAGGTCACCTATTCCGGCGGCACCAACGCCGCCCGTTCATGGCCGCTGACGTGGGTCGACAACCACACACGCGACACGATGAGCATCACCGCAACGGTTCTGCAGGACGGGCGCGCGGCGACGGGGCAGTTTATGAGCGCGGCGACGGGGTGGCCGCGCTGCGGCGCGTTCTTCCAGGAGCGTTTGATCGTCGGCGGTTTTAAGCAACGGCCGGCGGGCTGGGCGGGGTCGATCGCCGGCGACTATTTCAACTTCAGCCAGTCGGGGACGATCGTTCAGGGCAGCGGCTTTGACGACGTCCTCAACAGCGACGAGCTCCCGACGATTTATCATATCTTCGTCGGGCGCCATCTGCAGTTCTTTACCGAAACCAGCGAGTGGTATCTCTCCGATCGCATCATCGACGCGACCGAGACGCGCAACGTCGTCCAGGTCACCCGCAACGGCGCCCGGCCGGGCCTCGAGCCGATCCAGGCAGAAGGCGCGACGCAGTTCGTGCAGGGGTCAACCGACGATGCGACGGGCGCAATCAGCGGCTTGGCGCTGCGCGACTTCCTGTACTCTGACAGCGGCACCGAGCTCACCTATACCGCCGACAGCCTGACGCTCCTCGGCTCGCACCTGGTCACCGATATCGTCGACGTCGCCTATCGCCGGGCGGCGCGGCAGCAGGACGCCAATCAGATTTACATCGCCAACCGCGACGGCTCCGGCGCGCTGTTGCTGTTCCTGCGTCGCGAGAAAATCCAGGCGCTGGTACCGATCTCGACGCAGGGCAAGCTGCTCGCCTTTGCCGTCGACGCGACGCGCGACGTCTACGCGATCGTAGAGCGGACCGCCAATGGCCAGACGGACAACTGGCTCGAGGAGCTCGACACCGAATGTTATCTCGATGCCACTGAGCGCATAGTTCAGGCGGCATCAAATGTTATCCCGGTCCCTTCGCGCCTCGAGGGTAAAGCAGTCTGGGCGATCGCCGACAACCGCGTCACCGGACCTTATCTCGTCGCCGGCGGCGCCATCACGTTACCGTTTGCCGCGAGCGTGATCGATGTCGGGCTGTTTTTCGAGTTCCGCATCGAGACCATGCCGCTGCGCGTGGTCCTCAACGGCGGCTCTGTCGATATGAAGCCCTATCGCGTCCACACGGTCACGGTCGTTTTCCGCGATACCTCGAGCGCGGCCGTGGGTGCCAATGGCACTACGCCGCAGCCGGTCATGCTGCGCAGCTTCGGCGAAGACCTCGACGCGCCGCCGATCGCGGCGCCGTCCTCCGGCTCGTACAAAATCGAAGGCCTCGAAGGCAAAGTCGTCGGGCCGACGACGGTTGTTATTCGGCCGGAGCCCGGTCCGATCTCCGTGGTGGGCCTGTTCATGGAGGCGGCTTGATGGAAATGGCTTTTGCCAGCGCTCTGAGCGGCGGGCTGAGCAGCGTGTTCGGCGCCAGTGCCGCGAGCGCGACGGCGATGCAGGGCGGTGCGACGGCCTTTTCCGTGTTGAGCCAGATCACATCGGGCCGCATGGCACGCAACAGTGGCGATCAGGCTGCGTCGATGAGCTACTATGCTGCAGACTTCGCGCGCGGCGAGGGTGAGATCGCCAGCCGCCAGGCTGCTATTGATGCACGCCAGGAGACGATCGCCGGCCGGGCACGCGCCTCGCAGCTCGAGGAGGACCTGGTGCACACGCTGAGCGGACAGCGCGTCGCTTACGCGGCCGCCGGCGGCGATCCTTTCTCTGGCACTGCGGCACGGATCGCCGAGCAGACGGACCGACGCGGCCAGGAAGACATCAAGCTCGAGCGCTCGAATACGGAACTCGCGCGCGTTCAAGCGCTGATCCGCGGTTCGACCGCCAAGCGCAGTTCCGAGATTGCCGCGATGACGCAAGAGGCGAACGGACGAACCTCCGCCGCTCGCGGCGCCAACCAGGAATTGATCTCGCTCATGGGCGCCGGCGAAAGGGTGTTCAACTACAAAGCCAGCGTCGCGCAGAGGAAATAACCCATGGCGAACCGACGCATTGAGCGCGTTCCCCTGCCGGCTGCGCCGCAACGGGTCCTCCCGGCTTCGAACGTGCAGGGCGTGCCGATGCTGTCGGTCGACGGCCTGGCGCACGCCGCATCGCAAGACGACGGCTCGGCGGAAGTGTTCATGGCCGCGTCGCAGACCTTCGGTCGCGTCGCAAGTACGATCGGTCAGATTGCGGACCAGGCCGCAGCGCGTGAAGGCGAGCAGGCCGGTGCGCTCGCCGGCATGGATCGCGAATTTCGCCCGCGCGGCGATGGGACGATCTACAGCCGAGCGTATGACGGCGCGGGGCTGCAAACGTTCAAGTCGAAGATGTCGGTCGACGTCACAGCCCAAATGCAAAAGGCCTTCGACGAGAACCAGGGCAATCCCGAAGGTCTGGGCGCCGCATTCGAGGCGATCAAGGCGGGCTGGCAAGAGACCGCCGACAAGCCCGCGCTAGCGCCGCACATCAAGCCGGAATTCGAGGCGCTGTTCAATCGCAACGCCATCGGCTTCATGCGCCAAGCGACGCGCGAATTCCACGAGCGCCAAGATGCGCAGCTGACCGGCGCCCTTGAGGCCGAGCGCGAAACGCGCACGCGCACGGCCGAGCAGCAAGCCTTTCGGCTCGGCCTCGACGAGACCGCCGACCAGGTGCTCGCCGGCGAGCTCACCGACCTGCGCAAGCGGCTTGCCGTCGTTGGCTACGATGGGAAGCCGATCGTTGCGCCGGCGACGCAGGTCAAGGTGTTGCGAGATACTGAGACCGGGATCGCCCGCGCTCGTGTCATGGGTGCATTCTCGCGCCTTCCCGACCTGCAGGCCAGAAGCAAATTCATCAGCGATCTCGAGGCGAAATACCAAGCCGGCGGCGATCGGGTGCTCGATCTATTCGAGCCGGAGCAGTATCACGCGCTGATCGGCACCCTCACGGCCGCGGCGCGCACCGAGGAGCTCGGCGCCGCGCAGGCGACGCGCCAGCTGACGCGGCAGCTTAAAGACTTCGGCGACCAGGCCAAGAAAGGCATCGCGCTCTCCGATGCGGACATGTCGGGGCTGAAGGCGCGCGTAGCGTCATCCGGCAAGCCGGAGCTCGTCGAAGCATTCGATGAGGCGATCGAAACGCTTGGCACCGTGCGCCAGCTGAACACGATGCCGCCGGCACAAATCGAGGCCTGGGTCGATCAGGAAGGTCAGCGGCAGGCGAAGCAGGGTGCATCGCTGACAACGCGGGACGCCTCCCGCCTCGAGCTCGCGCGCGGCTATCTCAAGAACGCGCACACCGAGCTCGCCACCGATATGCTGGGCTTTGCCGCCAAGGCGGGAACGGCGACCGTCGCGCCGATCAACCTCACCGATCCCTCCTCGCTCGCGCAACGCGATGAGGTGGCGCAGCACGCGGCTGCATTCTACGGGCGTCCAGTGCAGCGGTTCCGGCCGGAGGAAAAGGCGGCGCTGGCGGCCGTCTCGCGCAAGGGTGGCGATGAGATGTTGGCCGTTGCGTCCAGCATTGCGACCGGCTTCAAGGACAACGCGCCGGCGGCGCTGAGTGAGATATTCGACGAGGCGCCGGCGACGGCGATGCTGGGCGGCCTGGTCGCGGCAAGCGGCGTCACTCCGCTTGCGCGGGACGCAGCGACCGGTTTCGCATATCGCAGTGCCGTCCGCGATGAAAAGGGCGGCGGCGCGGGCAAGTTCTACGCCCCATCCGCGAAGGAGGCGCGCGAGGCCGCGCACGACGTATTCGGCGACACCTTCGCCGAGATGCCGAAGTCGGAAGCTGCCGCGATCGAGATCGCCAACGCCGCATACGAAACGCGCGCGCAGCGATTGAGCAAAGTCGAGTTTGATCCTGAGCTTTACAAGTCGACGCTGCGCGAGACGCTCGGCGAGCGCACGATCGGGGGTGAGAAGTACGGCGGACTAGTCAATCAGTCGCGCAGCACCGGGTGGTGGAGCGCGTCCGCGACGCAGGCGATCGTCATCCCGCCTGATGTCAAGCAAGCGAAATGGAATGAGCTTATCGATGTCATCACCGCCGGCGATCTCGATCGCGCCGGGCTCGCTCGGCCGGTCGATGGAGCAGGGAAAGCCATGCCGACGTCGGCGATCCGCGCCGGCATCCTCGTTCCGATCGGCGATGGAAAGTACGCGGTAGCGATGGGCGATCCGCGCTCGCCTGGCGAGGAACGTTGGCTAATGTCCAATCCGAACCGGGACGAGAAATTCGTGCTCGACATGAAGATGCTCGAGCCGACCCTGCGCAAGCGCCGGCCTGACCTCTATCTCGGGGGGCGCTGATGCTCCTCGAGCGGCGCGACATCAGGGGCGGCAGCTATGCCGCGGCGCCGTCGCTGGCGCCGGAGGCCTCGCTCGGCGAAATTTATTCGGCCGAGTACGATGCCAACCGGCTCAACTGGTTGACCATCAGCGAGCAGTATGCGTCGGAGCAGGCCTACGATGAGCAGATCGATCGCATCAAGGCGGCGACAGGTATCGGGCTCGATAACCCCTGGCGCACGGCGAGCAACTTGCCGCCGGTCATCCTGCCCAAGCCTGGCCTATTCGGCCTGCCATCCCTGACGATTGTCCCCGCCGAGGCGATATACGACAACGCCTTCGGCTCCTTTGCGAAGCGCCAGCAGGAGCTCGCCGAGCAGTTCCCGGACAAGCGAGACGTCATCGCCCCCGACAAACCGATCGGCGCGCGCGCGGCGGAGCTCGCGCGCGAATCGGCGACGCGGTCTGATGAAACATTCTCTCGCGGCGGCAACTGGCGCTATGCGGCCCGCTTGGCCGCGGGGCTTACCTCGAGTTTCGAGGACCCGGCGCAGCTGATGGCCCTCATGTTCGGGCCCCAGAACGAGGTGGGCGCCGGCGCGCGCGCGGTGCTGTGGAATGCAACCAAGGTCGGCGCCGCGAATGCCACCGTCGAAGTTGCCAGCTATCCCGCGATCCGCGACTGGCGCGAAAAGGCCGGCATGGGCTACTCGCTGAGTGAGTTGGGCGAGCATACCGGTGCGGCCTTCCTGTTCGGCGCCGGCATCGACGCCGGCGGCCGCGCGCTGTTTCGTGGTGTCTCCGGGTTGCGTGGCGAACCTACACCAGCCCCGCCGGTCGGCGATGCCGCCGATCGCGCGCTCGATGCTGCCGCGGCTACCCTCCCCCCTGAAAGCGTCGTTCGCCGGGCCGCTGGTGGCGATCTAGCGGCCTTGGACGAATTGGCCGTGGCAACGGGCCAGGCCGAGGACCCAGCCGTCAGAGGCGCGCGCACGGCGGCCGCGCTCGAGGACGGCCTCGAGACCGCCGCGCCGCATGTCGACCCCGGCGATGGCCTGTCTCGACTTGCGCAAGCAATCCGATCGTCGTTAGACGAAACCGAGCCGCCGCCGGGTCATGCCGATCCGGTGCCGCCGGCGCGCACGCCCGATCTCTCGGACGACGCGCCCGCACCGTTGACCGGCCGCAGCTTCTCCGTCGACGGGAAGGCGGTGACGTTCCGCGACGTCGACGTCGCGCAGCTGGTCCCCGATGCGGCGATGTTCCAGTTCAAAGCCGGCGGCGATGTCGCCGGAGCGACGGCGCGCCTCTCGGGTGTCGAAAGCTGGGACCCGATCGCCGCCGGCCGCGGCGTCGTCTTTGAACGCAAGAACGGCGAGCTCGTGCCGGCGGACGGCCATCAACGCACCTCGCTCGGCAAGCGTCTCCTCGCGTCCGGGCAGGAGCAGGAAATCGCGCTGCCCGCGTTCGTGTTCCGCGAGGTCGACGGCTGGACGCCTGGTGACGTCCGAGCGCTTGCCGCCAAGAAGAACCTGCAGGAAGGTTCTGGCACCACGGTCGACGCTGCGAAGATCATTCGCGAGCGCCCCGATATCATCGATGCATCGGTGCCGCTTTCCTCGGATGCCATGCGCCAGGCGCGCTCGCTGGCGCGACTTTCCGACGAGGCTTTCGGCAAAGTCGCAGCGGGCATCGTGCCGGCCAATCACGCCGCGATGATCGGCGACCTGGTGCCCGACAAGGCGATGCATTCGGGCATGATCGACGAGCTCGTCGCCGCTGATCCCGCGAATGCACGCGAGGCGCGGTTTATCGTGTCGGAGCTCATGCAGGCGCCAGTGCAGCACGAGGTGCAATTGACGCTGCTCGGCGCGGAGACGATCGCGCGTCCGCTGCTGCGCGAGCGCGCCAAGGTGCTCGATGCGGCTCTGAAGATATTGCGCGAGGACAAGCGCATTTTTGGATTGCTCGAGCGCGAGGCGGGCCGCATTGAACGCGCCGGCAATGCGTTGCGGCGTGATGCCAACGCCAGCGCCGCCCTCGAGGCTGAGGCGGTATCGGCGGTCATCGAGCAACTGGCCGCTAACCGTGGTCCGGTCTCGGATTGGCTGACCGACGCCGCGCGCGACATCGCCGGCGATGCGCCGGTGCGCAAGGCGGCAGAGACGTTTGCCAAGCGCGTGCGCGACGCGCTGCAGAAGGACGGGCTCGCCGGGCTCGCCGCAGCACCGCCGGAGCCGCTGCGCGCCAACGGCTTCGACGACGTGACGGGGCCGGAAGCTAAGTCGCAGGTCGAAGCGCTCGAGGCGCAGTTTGCCGACCCGAAACAGGGCGGCTTGTTCGACGAGCTCGAGGCCGTGAAGCGCGAGGGCGCCATCGGCGTCATCGTTGAAGGGTGCCAGCTATGAGCCTGAAAGACTGCATCGTGCGTTCGCACGCCGCCGGCGAGATCACGCTCGAGGAGCGCCAGGCGCTCGAGAAGCGATACGATCAGCTGGCGCGCCAAATCCTGGCGCCGGCGGACGTCAAGAAAGCTCTTGCCGCCGAGATCGAAGCCGAAGCGCTCGAGCGTAAGCGCCGCGCATTGCTGACCGAGCAGGCGCGCCAGGCGCGCGATGCCGACCTCGATGCACACCTCGATCGCCGCGGCCGCGCCGATCCGGCCGAAGCGCTGGCACTCATGCTCGAGCACCACGGCGAAGGCCGGATGATGGACGTCGAGCACAAGCGCCTGGCGATCCTCGCGGCGGCGCATGCGGACCTCAACCGGCTGCTTTATGAGATGCGCAAGGGATGGGCGCGCGGGGACAGACGCCGGCTTTACGGCCAGACCCGTGCGCGCCTCGAGAACGTCGTGCGTGAACTTTTTGGCGAAGGAACGGGCGATGCCCTGGCCGGTCAGCTGGCGCGCGCCTGGTCTTCTGTTTCCGAGGATCTCCGCCAGCGCTTCAACGCCGCCGGCGGCGCCATCGGTCACCTCAAGGATTGGGGACTGCCGCAGCACAACAACGGCGAGGCATTGCTCGCGGCCGGGCGTCAAGCCTGGGTCGACTACGTCATGCCGATGCTGGATCGCGACCGCATGTTGCACCCGCTGACGAAGCGAATGATGGGCGACGACGAATTGCGCGAAAGTCTCGAGCACGTATGGGGGACAATCACGACCGAGGGCTGGATCGATCGCGAGCCGACGGGCGCCAACTTCGGCAAAGGAGCGCTGTTCCGCCAGCACGCCGACCATCGCTTTCTGATCTTCAAGGATGCCGATAGCTGGCTGACGTATCAGCGCGACTTCGGCGAGGGTGATCCGTTCGCCGCGATGATGGGACACATCTCCACCATGGCGCGCGATATCGCTTTCCTCGAGCAGTTCGGACCGAACCCGGAGGCGATGTTTACCTACCTGAAGCAGCGCGTGACTAAGGCCGCTGCGATGGGTGAAATCACCGGCGATCGCGCCCGCAAATCCATCGCGCTCGCGGAGGCGAAGTGGTCCGTGATGCGGGGTTCGTCAAATTCTCCTGTGTCGACGCGCATGGCCAACGGTTTTGACACGGCGCGCAACTTGGTTGTTGCCTCGAGCCTCGGCTCCGCGCAGCTGTCGGCCATGTCCGACGTCGGCTTTCAGAAGGTGGCGCGCACATTCACGGGCCTGCCGGCGACGTCGGTCATCAGCGACCTGGTCAAGATGTTCCGCCAGGGCAATCGCGACGAGGCGGTGCAATCGTGGTTGATCCTCGATAGCGCGCTGCACGTCATGCACACGCAGTCGCGCTATCTCGGCTCCGTCAACTCCAAGACGATCTCCGGCTATCTCGCAGATCGCGTCATCCACATGCAGGGCCTCGCCGCCTGGACGCAGGCCGGCAAGCACGCATTCGGAATGGCGTTTCAGGGCGAGCTTGGCCGGCGCTCCGCCCTCACCTTCGGCAAGCTTCCGAGCGCGCTGCGCATGACGCTCGAACGGCACGGCTTCACCACGGCGGAGTGGGACGTCATGCGCAAGGTGACGATGTATCAGCCGCGCACGGGCGCCACGTTCCTGCGGCCGAACGAGATCGCACACGTCGATCGAGCGTTGGCGGAGAAGTACATCGCGATGGTTATGCGCGAGATGAAATACGCGGTCCCGGAGGGTACCGTCGGCTCGCGTGTCGTGCTCAATCAGGGTGCACGGCCCGGCACACTGGTCGGCGAGATCGTCCGCAATTTTGCGCAGTTCAAGGCTTTCGGGGTTGCCGTGGCGATGCTGCATTCCTCGCGCGTCGCGCAAGAGATTGGCGCCGGCCGTGGTGCTCGAGGTGCGCTGTACGGGGGCGCGCTTCTGATCACAGGCGGATTACTCGGCGGCCTTTCCATGCAGCTGAAGGCAATCGCTGCCGGTCAGGACCCGCGCGATATGAAGGACCCGGCGTTCTGGGGCGCGGCGCTCCTGCAGGGCGGCGGCATGGGCATCTATGGCGACTTCCTGTTCGGCAACGTCAACCGGCTTGGCGGCGGGCTATCGACGACGATCGCAGGACCGCTCGTCGATCGGGCGAACACGCTGCGCGATTTGACGATCGGCAATTTCGTTCAGCTGGGCGAGGAGAAGACGAATTTCGGTCGCGAGCTATCAAACTTCCTGCGCCAGAATACGCCAGGCGGCAATCTCTGGTACCTCCGCCTCGCCGGCGAGCGCCTGGTCTTCGATCAGCTGCAGCACTTGCTAGACCCCGACGCACGCGGAGCATTCCGCCGCCGCGCCAGTCAGCGCAAAAAGCAGTTTGGCAATGAGTTTTGGTGGGCGCCTGGCGAGACGGCGCCCGCGAGGGCGCCGCAGTTGAGCCGCTAATCGCAGTACGTCGAGCTACCAATACGCCGGCACGTCTTGCCGTCGCTGAAGTACGTGCTGTTACCGATGGTCCGCGAGCTCGTCCCGTCGCTGTAGTACGTGCCGTTGCCGATCGTGCGGGAGCTTGACCCGTCGCTGTAGTACGTGCCGTTACCGATGGTGCGGGCGCTTGTCCCGTCGCTGAAATAGGTGCCGTTGCCGATCTGGTTTGCTGACAGCCCGTTGTCGCAAAACGTTGATGTTCCGATTGTCCGACACGTCTGAGCAACGGCGCCGCCGGCGAACAATCCGATCGCAAGAATGAACGATAAAATCAGTCGCATGGTGATTCCCCATTGTTGAACCGGCGCAGGGTGCGCCCGCCAGTCTGCTTTGCAAGGGTTTAACGGAGGGTCCCATCGCGGCGGCCGGGGATAATCTCCCGGCATGCAGGCGCAGATGCTCAAATTCAAGGGGACGTGGCGCATCGGCGTGTATTTCCACGCCGGCGACATCTCCGTGCGCGGCCCGTGGACCTATGAAGCGATCGCCGACCACGTCGCCGGCACGCAGTCTGAGCCAGGCGCCGGCGCCGATTGGGCGCGCTACTGGAAGGGCAGCGACGGCGTTGTCGTCGCGCGCGCGGTGGCGACCTCCGATCCACTGCCGACCGCGCCCGCCGTTCCGAATGTGACCGTCGTCCCCTTCCCCGTCATGACCTCGCCGCCGGCGCCTCTGGTCGACCAGGCGCCGGTGCCAGTTCAGCGCGAAGTTCATTCATTGCCGGTCCCGGCGACCGCGCCATCGCTGCCCGCAACGGTGCCGGCGGCGAGCGAGATCCTCGACGATAGCCAGGAAGGCGCGCTGAGCGTGGCGTTCGCGCTCGATGCCATCCGTCAGAAGCTCGCGCATGCGGTCCGCCGCGACGACTTGGCGCAAGCGCTCTCTGCGTTTGCCGAGCGGCTCGCGCTGCTCGAGGCGAAGGCGCCGGAGCCGGCGCTCGAGCATGCCGACCCGATCGTCGCCGAGGCTTGGCGCCGCAAGTGCGAATTGCTGCAGGTGCCGACGATCGCTGCCGCGCGCGCGCAGATCGATGGCATGACGCGCGACATGCTGCGGCTACTGCGCAAGCGCGACAAGGGCGGCGCGTTCACGCCGCTCGAAGCTTCGCGCGTCGCGATCCTCGACGTGCTCGATCAGCACCTCGCCGACATCGACGCTCGCGCCGCCGAGCTCGCGCTCGAGACGCCGCCCGACATCACCGCCGATCGGCACTGGCCAACATTGGGGGCAACGATATGAGCGGCACGCCATGGATGCCGGAGGCCTGGAAGCGACTGGGCCAGGCGGAGATCGCCGGCGACGGCAACAACCCCGAGATCGTGTCGTGGTGGCGGATAATCGGCCTACCCGGCGTCAAGAACGACCGCACCCCAAACTGTGCGGCCTTTGGCCTAGCAATGCTGGTGCTCGGCGGCGTGTCGATCGACAGCATGCCGCTCAAGGATCGCGGCGCCGCAATCGCCTTCGAGGCGTTCGGCGCTCCGAGCGAGATGCGCGAGGGTGCTATCGTCGTGACGCGCCGTCACGAGGACGGCAATCCGCGCGCGCGGCACATGGGCTTCCTGCTGTCCTGGACGCAGGACAGCGTCACGCTGCTTAACGCCAACGTGGGCGATAAGGTCTGCGTCGCCACATTCCCGCGCGCTGACGTCACGGCTGTTCGTTGGCCTGAATTCACCGATACGACTTTCTCCGATGCTGCAGTGACGGACGTGACGCCAGCGCCGCCGCAGGCCAAGCCTGAGCCTGCGGCGGCCGACGCCACGCGCGCGGCGCTCAATCATCCAATCGGCACGCTGCTCGCGATATCGCGGACTATACGCGGTGCGTTGTGGTCGTTTCTCGGCGGGCTCGTTCTGCTGTTTCAGGAAACGTTGCACTTCATCATCGACACCTACGCCAAGGTTCAGGAGCTCGCGCCGGTCAAGGGGCTGCTGCTCGAGGCCGGCGCCAATTTGAAATCGATCGGTTTTGCCTGCGTCGCCTGGGGCGTCGTCTGGGTGGCGGCGGCTAAGCTGACACCGAAACCAGCGCCGGAGCCGAAAGCATGATCAGCGCCATTTGGAAAGTTGCCGGCCCTTGGTTCGGCCGCAACGGCGTCCTCGCGGCGTCGATTGCTGCGATCATCGCGCTGGCCATTAGTTGGGACAAGTCTCGCGTTGAGAGCGGCCGCCAAATCGAGCGTGCCGCAGGGATCGAGAGGGGGATCGAACTCAATGCGAAAGGCCTTGCTGCACATAACCGCGCTGAGCTGCCTGGTGCTGTTGAGCGCGTGCGCGCCAAGTATTGCACCGATTGCTAGCGACGGGCTGATTTGCGAATCGTGGCGTGAGGTCACGACCGTCAACGGCGACAAGCTGACCGAGAAGACCGCGCAGCGTATCGAAGGCAACAACGAGGCGCGTTTGTCGCGCGGTTGCCCGCCCGATCCAGCGCGCGCCGCAAAGGGCAAGGCGCCCAAGAGCGCGCCGGCGAAGACGGCGGCCACGAGCTAGCGCATGGCCGATCACCTTCCCGAGAACGATCGCTTAACGCGCGTCGAGACGACGGCCGGCCAGCCGTATGTCGAGACGGATTTTCGCGTCGACTTCAAGGAATACTTGGCAGTCGTTCGCTTGCGCGATGGTGACATCGAGCCGGTCGTGCTCGTTGTCGACATCGATTACACAGTCTCGCAGCTGGGGGCTGACGCCGGATGCCGCGTCACGTTCACGCCCGATCCGGCTCAGGCTGAGGACGTCTATATCCTGCTCGGCGAGCAGCCTGTCGCGCGCACGAATTCGTTCGTCCAACTCGGCGGCGTCAGCGCAGCGAGCCTCGATGCCGAGCTCGATGCGTTCACGCGCCAGCTGCAGGAGATGGCGCGCGAGATCGCGCGCACCTTCAAGACGGATCGTTTTAGCGCCGAGCCCGTGTTCGACTTCGAAGGGCGTCGCATTCTCAATGTTGGCGATCCCATCGCGCCCGGCGACGCGGTCAACCTCGGCTCGATCCAGGCGAAGCTTGACGAGGCGACCGCAGCGGCGACGTCAACGTCGGGCGACAACGCCGCGGCAACAGCTGCCGATCGCGTTCAGACTGGACTAGACCGCGCCGCGACGGCTGCCGATCGCGTGCAGACGGGCCTCGATCGCAGCGCAGCGGCTGCGTCGGCCGTAGCCGCGGCGACGTCGGAGGCGGCCGTGCTTGGACAGCTGGGCATCGGCCGCCTGGCCGAGGTCGGCGACATCAAGTTTCAAACCACGACGCACACGCCGGCCGGCTGGATGCGCCTCAAGCGCGATCCGCAGGCGCTGAACAAGGTCGAATACCCCGAGCTCAACGCGCGCTATGCCGCCGACGGCTATCCTTACGGCAGCACGTCGGGGACGTTCAACATTCCCGGCGTGGCTGGTCTGTTCCTGCGGCCGTGGGATGACACGTCGACCAACGATCCCGACGCCGCTTCGCGCCTGACGCACGCCGGCGCGCCCGGCGCCGGCAACGTTATCGGCTCGCGCCAGGCCAGCGAGAACAAGCAGCACAACCACGGCATCACGCAGACGCCGCACGGTCACACGGCGTCATCGAATGGGCAGGGTATCTTTAACGGCGGCGGCCTGCAGGGGGGTGGCTTCCCTGCGTTCGGCAATCAGGCCATCACCGTCAACCCGGCGAATGCCAACATCACGATCGATAACGCCGGCGGCAACGAAAGCCGCCCGACCAACGTCGCTTTCCCGCTGATCATCCTCGTCAATCCGACTTTGGCGAGCGTGACGCACACGCCGTTCGGCCTGCCGTTTCTCTGGGACACCGCTACGGCTGACGCCAATCCCGGCACCGGCAAGCTGCGGCTGAACCATGCGACGCTGGGCTCGGCGACATTCGCTTATGTCTCGAAGACAGGCGCAAATAGCGCTGACGTCGCCGCGGTCCTCGCGCTTTCCAACAGCATAGCGTCCGGTGTGCGCGCGGTGCTGACGATCTACCACGCCGGCGCCTGGAACAATGCCGTCGTCGCCAGCGTCACCGGCGCCGTCGTCGACGGTGGCGCCTACGTCAAGGTGCCGATCACGATCTTGAGCGCTGTCGGTTCGCTGACCAACGGCGTGCCGCTGTGCGTTCAGATCGGGCTTACCGCCGGCGGTCCGCAAGGTGATGCGGGCTGGTCGCCTGTGTACGCACTGGTCGCAGACGGCGATCGCGTCGTGCAAAAGATCGTTGATTGGCAGGGCGGAGCCGGCACGAAGCCGGCCGTCAATAAGTACGTCGGCGCGGCAGGCCTCGTCGATAACATCGCCGACGGTGTAAGCGTGCGCGGCGACGTCGGCTTGGCCAGCTGGTCGCCGGTCTATGCGATCGTCGCCGATGGCACGCGCCGCGTTCAGAAGGTGGTCGATTGGGTTGGCGGAGCGGGGACGAAACCGGCCGTCAACGTTTATGTCGGTGTCGATGGCTTCAAGGCGAACATCGCCGACGGCGTCGATGTCCGAGGCGCTTCCGGCGCTGGCACCGGGGACGTTGTCGGGCCTGGCGCCGCGGTCGGCTCCGGCAATCTCGTTAGCTGGAGTGGCACCGGCGGCGCCAGCGTTGCCGACAGCGGCAAGGCACCGTCGACCGACGGCACGATGGCTGCCGACAGCGACGCCAAGCTGCCGACCGAGAAAGCCGTGCGCACCTACGTCGCGGCTGCGATCTCCGCCGTTCTCGGCGGCGTATCGTCTGCGTTCGACACCCTCTCGGAAATCGCAGCAGCGCTCGCCGGCAAGCTCACTGCCTCGAGCAACTTGTCCGACGTCGGCAGTGCGGCGACAGCGTTCGGCAACATCAAGCAGGCGGCCACAACGGCGGCAACGGGCGTTACGGAACTCGCGGTCGCTGCCGAGTATCGCGCCAACGCGGCAGGCAACCTTTCTCTCACGCCCGCTGAGGTTTGGGCGGCGGCAGTTGAGGTCGGGCTCGTCGATGCGGCAACGATCGCCGTCGACATGGGGACCTTCATCAACGCTTCGGTGACGCTCGGCGGCAATCGCACCCTCGGTACGCCGAGCAACGCGAAGCCCGGCCAGTCTGGTCGCATTCGCATCATTCAGGACGGAACGGGGTCTCGCACTCTCGCCTTTGCTGCGAACTGGAAATTCGTTGGCGGCCAGGCGCCGGTGTTGTCGACCGCCGCCAGTGCCGAGGACTGGCTTTACTACGACGTTGCGACGTCGACTGCGGTGCTAGGCTGGCTGGTCCGCGGGGTCGCCTGATGCTGCCGGCGCTCCCCAAAGCCGCAACCGCTCGTCATCGGCACGTCCGCGATTTCCGCGAGTACACCTCCGGCTCGCAGCCCAACGAGTGGACGAAGCGCGGCGCGACAACGACTCCCGCGTGGTCCATCACCTCGGACGGTGCGACCGCGGGCGGAAAGCGGCTGGGCGTCGCGAGCCCAGCGTCAGTGGGCACAAACATAAGTTTTGATCCGGCTGGCGTTGTGACCGATGGAGAGGCGCTGGCGCTGGTCAAGACCGGCGCGAGCACCACGGCGAGCGTCATCAACGTAGGACTGGCGATGCGGGCCTCCGCTGGGTCGGATGTGGCGTACACCGCATATCTGGTCCGTCACTCCGGCATCAACTCTGGCAACTTCAGCCTCTACGTTGCGCGTGACAACGTGGCGGCTATCACGTCCACAACCTTCGCCTGGGCCGCCAACACTCGATACTGGATTAGGTTCCGGATGCAGGGCACGTCACTGCAGGTGAAGGTGTGGGCGTACGGCTCCGCCGAGCCGGCCTCGTGGACCATCAGCACCACGGATGCCAACTTGGCGTCGGGCTACGTCGGCATAAACTGCCCAGGAACCGTGAACGGGCCGCAGGGCACCATAGAGTTTTTCTCGTTCGCGCCCGGCAATCGCACGGCGCCAGGTCTGTCCGGTTAGGTGATTTCAGCGTCGCAACGCCGGCGATCGGCGGGCCATTAAGGAAAGCGCCAGCGATGGCAATGAGCGATGCAGCAGCCGGACCTTTACAAGATCGGCACGCAAGTCGGCAGGCTCGAGGAGAAGCAGAAACGCACCGACGCGCGTCTCTCGGCGATCGAGGAGACGCACGAGACGGCGCGCCGTTACCTGGTGCGCGGGATGCTCCTCGCACTCCTCTGGTCTGGCGTGATTGGGGCTGGGCTTTCCCGCGACGAGCTCGCCTCGCTGATGGGGGCGGCTATCAGGAAGGCATTGTCGATTGGCTGATGACGCTTAGCTGCTGGGCTGCACGCTGGGCCGGCCTTGCCGTGCTGTTCAGCATCGCGTGGCTCGCGGCGTTCAAATGAAAAAAGGGGCCGGATCGCTCCAGCCCCCTTCCCCGCCTCCTCGTCTTTCCAGCCTACACGGCCGCGCGTTGATGGCGCCAGGCCGTTGCTCGAGGTAAGCCGGTCGCCGCTCGAACTTCGCGCGGCTCCGGCTCGCGGCCGTGCTCTGCCCGATAGGCGTCGCAGAAGCTAACGACCATCGCACGAGCGTCGCGCGCCTTGCGCTGCAGAGGCTCCGCGCGATCGCCAGGCGGCGGCGGCGGAAGTGCCGGGGCCTCGATCGCCGGCGCGGCCGCCAGCGGCTTTGCCAGGCGCTCCTCGCGGCGACGAGCAAGACGCGTCAGGCCGATGTGCCAGAACACGATGTCGCCGAGCTCGAGGATGATCGCCACCACGTTGGGGTCGATCAGGTTCAGCGCCTCGACGATCGTGCCCTTGTCGGCCGTGACCGCCGGGAACAGCTTGGCGATCGACGCCAGGTTCGTCACCTTGACGTTGACCGGCACCGGCGCCGGCGCCGTCTGCAGCTTGGCGTCGGCCTGGTCGACGGCGGTCTGCGCGTCGTCGACGGCGTTCTTGTCGATCTTGCACACGCTGCATTCCCCGGCGTCGCGCTTCGCCTGCAGCTTCTTCTTCGCCGCCTCGAGGTCGGCGACGGCCTTGTCGTAGGCCGCCTGGGCACGCGCGCGGCCGCCGTTGTGGCTGGTCGCGGTGAGCGTCGCCGTCTGCAGCGCCTCGGCCGAGCGGCCTGCGGACGAGCTCAGGCAGTAGTAGCTGCCTAGCACGGCCAGGACGATCAACGCCGCGGCCTCGAGCAGATGCATTGACCGCAGCGCGTTGACGGCCATGACGCCGGCGCCGATCGTGACGATGAGCACGATAACGGCGAGCGCATGCTCGAGGGTGATGCCAGTGTGGGAGATGTCGCGAAGCAGGTAACCGGCGGTGCCGGCGAAGCAGAGCGCACCAAGCGCAATTGCTCCATACCCCGAAGGGGTGTATGTAGTCATGAAGGTCTCCATTGCTCAGAACAGTGGAAGGCTTAGGCCTGGCGCGGTGCTGAAACACCGCGTCGGGCCGAATTGTTTTAGCCTGCTTCGGTTAAAAAATCCAGCGGCATTGCAACTTACGTCGTCCGCCTACGACGAGTTGTGAACCGAATTTGCAGCGCGGCGATGCAATTCCTACATTGCAAACGTGCCGCGTCTCTCCTTCATCCCCATCGCCGAACCTCGTTACGTCGACGAGCCGATCCCGACGGGCGCCGATTGGTTGCACGAGCCAAAGCCCGATGGTTTCCGGCTGCAGATCCATGCCAAGGGTCCGCGCTCGCGCCTGTACTCGCGCGAGGGGCACGACTTCACCGATCGCTATCCGTCGATCGCCGCGGCGGCCGGCCGCCTGGTGGTCACGACGGCGGTCATCGATGGCGAGCTCGTCGCCTGCGATGGCAACGATCAGCCCGACTTCTACGCCCTGCTGTTGAACAAGCCGCACCATGGCCTTTGCGTCTGGTGCTTCGATCTGCTCGAGGTCAACGGTCGCGACATGAAGCGCGAGCCGCTGTGGGCGCGCAAGCAGGCGCTGGCCGACATCCTGCCGGGGCGGACGCTGCGTTACCTCGAGCACTTCGGCGACGGCGTGGCCCTGCTCGCCGACGCGGAGACGCGCAAGATGGAGGGCATCGTATCGAAGCGGCGCAACTCGCTTTATCTGCCGGGGACGCGGTGCGGCTGGCGCAAGACGAAGACGGCGCACTGGCGCGTGGCGAACAAGGACCGTCACAAGCTGTTCGAGCGCTGATCAACGCACGAAAGTCGGACGTCCGACTTTTTGCGACGCCGGCGTTCTTTCTATGTGCTCTTAGCGGGAGCAACTAAGTTATTGATATTGATGGTGGGTGATGAAGGATTCGAACCTTCGACCCGCTGATTAAGAGTCAGCTGCTCTACCAACTGAGCTAATCACCCATGCCGTTGCCGGCTTACGTCCCGAGGCTTGTTCCGTGGCTGCGCCAGGA